CTCCGCTTGGCGATTAAGCCAGAAGTGCCTTAGGTGGCACGAACCCAACGGCGTTTGAGTGTAGCGACGCCATGACGCGCGACACGCTCGAGGTGAGCAGGGTCGGTTTCGGAGGCAACTAGCCTCTTTCTCCAATCCCACTCAACTTGGGCCTGTTTCTCGTTTTGGTCCGATCGTGATTGCTCACGCCTTTCCAGAGACAACAGGCTCTTTGCTAGAGCGGCGTAACTCTCCAGTGTATCAGGCTGATACACGGGCTCAACTACCCACGCTTTAACTTCAAAGCGATGAAGGGTGTTACTCCATCTTCCGACGGAGACACCAGGTAATACAGAGATACGTCCAACAGCCGGACTATCTGAAGACACTACGGGAAGAGCACCCAATAGCACCTCCAACTTATTCCATAAGTGTTGTGCTGTGTGCCAGTACCCTCTTAGATAGAAGGCATTAGCAGTGGCAGACACGCTGATAATCTCGGTGTGTTGTCGCCGGTTTGTAGGGATGAAGTGACGAACATAGGTTGGTGTAACCACCCGCCCGTCATAAGCATCCGTACCACAAGACTCTCTGAACTTCCCAGTCCAGAAAGACTTATGTACATTCACCTTACACATGTATTGGTGCAGGTGATCACAAACCGTAGCAGCCGCGTCTGTTGGCACGATCAGATCGTCGCCATAGACGCGAATCATAGACCCAACTCTATAGACGGATCTATGATCGAACGGGAGATCAAGCTTTTTCAGCAAGGCAATTACACAGATCGTGTAAAAATACATAGCCTCGACTGGAAAGCACAGAGCAGACCCCATAGACGCAAACTTTTCCAACGGACCGACGAGTCGGCCATCGGGAAGCTTCGCGTGCGTAGTTCGACATGCCTGTATAGCGTCCCTTAGTATAGGACTGCCATCAAACATTCGCATGGCGAGAGAATTTAACACTCTATCGCTTGCGTCTGACAGGTCGAGCGTTGCAAACTCGCCTGACGCCGAACTAATCAAAGCCAACCGCTGGTTGATGGACTGGTCACGGAAGTTAATCCGCCCGCCTGTCAACGAGTGACTCTCGATCTTACCATAGAGATAAGACCTGAGTGACTGCTGAGCATACTGCGCAGCAATCGGTTCTGCGGCAATGATTCTTGGTCCTTTTAGCGTCTTAGGAACGGCAATTACCCGCGAAGGTAATTCGCTCTCGGGAGACACGAACGGGATCGTTTCGAACTCCTCTTCAAGGGACGTACCTGACGGACCGCCCAAAGCTTCATCGCTGAAGCTACAGGCGAACCCCAAAGGGTACGCGAATCCCAGAAAAGGGAAGTAAGGTTCGAGACGTTCGTGCCAATACTGCCAACGGTATTTCGAGTTACCTCTAATACCGTCCGCAGTAGCACCCGGTCCATGAGTCGGAATCAATTCTTGGAGACTAAAATCCCCAAAAATAGGATCCCAAATAAGCCGGCAAGCCCGAATAAAATCGTGCTCGTCAGCCTCAGGGACTTTAGACGCTGCGAGGAACTGCTCAATACTAGAGAAGCCCTCGAGCGCTTCACTCTCCCTCTCGGGAGAGCAGGTCGCTTGTAGTTTGTTGAAGCACCGGCATACCTGCCGAATAGCTGCAACAACACTACAAATGTCGACAGAAGTAGCTCTGGGGGAATCATGTAATTCTCCTGTTCGCCCATCGAAGATGAGATTGAGCATACCCTGCAAGAACGCAGGGATTGCCCGTCTCTTCCGAAATCCATGGAAGAGATTTGAATCTATCCTACGATTTGCCAGACTTCGCTCGAAGTCACGGCAATAAGTGGGGAGGGTAATTGTCAAGAATGACAACCCCTCATCTTCAACCCTCCGACGTATAGTCTCAACGTCACGAGGGTCAGGGTTAACTGCGCACTCTGTGCAGGCATCTAGGTAGATGATCTGCACTAGATCTAGCAGGCCTTGCACCTCTTGAGGTACACGGCAACGTCCTTCCTTTCGGGAAGTACGCATGTCCTCCTCCATCTCTGGGGGTTAGACATCCAACCGTACCTAGCTTAACTGGACAAGTCCAGCCAAACCATCACCCAAATACAGACAACCTCGCGCAAAAACGCAAGAGGTGGATCATCGATCAGTGCTCATTAGAAAGCACTCTCTCGACAAAACCACCACCCGTTGTCGCAAGCAGAGTCTTTAAGCCCGTAACGATCTTCACGAATCTGGCATCATCTATGCCAAACGCGGGTTGATCTAAAACGAGCTGAACGACACCGGTAACCTTCTGATTTACGGTCGAGATAGGATCAGCCGCAACGGCGTCCTCCTCGTACCGTACAAGGTACCGAGTGTTCTTATTCGTCTCGGTGTACGCCACTTTCAAGCGGTGTAAACCGTCGGCGGAACGATAAAGACTCGTAGTCCCTTGTTGTGAAACAAGGGCCAAGCTGATGGCAGTGCCATCAATGGTGATAGTTTGTGGATCAGCTAGCATACGGACAGACCTCCTTAGATCACTCTTTGGGGATTTGTCTCGCTAGAACGACAGCACGACTCCCCAGTCGTCTGCTCGCACGATCTAACAAGCTGCATACCTAGAACACTCGGGTGATACCGAGCGCCGCTAGGATGCCAAGTTGAGTGTTGCTCAAGTCGGCAGCACTCAGGCCAAAACCAAAAGGAGAAGCCTTATCTCTGTTCTTAATCTCCACATACTGTGTGAAGCCCATAGAACGCGTGCCTCCATATGCAAAAATGTAGGCATGATGTCTCACCTTGCGAACAAGATGAGATGAGACGTAGGCATACCTGGCGACCATATTGTCGTTGACACCAGACAGGACATGTTCTATGACCTGCCTGACGTTTCCGAACCAATCGGCCATCCAGGACCAAGGCGTTAGCTTCCAGATCAGCATTGGACTCACATTAGTAAAGCCGTAATATCTGGCTCTATTAATGATATACGACAGGTTGTCGTATTCATCGTGAACCAAGCTGGGGTACCAGTACCGAAACTCGGCACGAAAACGGACCACTTGCTCCTGTTCGTAGAACATTTGCGAATAGCCCTGTGTTTCGACTCCGTCTGGCGCTAGCCCCCACTTACAGAGACCTGAGATATTCGGATACACATAAGGATAGTGATCCGAGAAGATCTCAGACGTGGATGTAAGTGTCTTTTTAACGGTGCCACCTCTCTTGATCCAATGTCCATTAAGTTGACGCTGCCTCTCGATGGCATTTGAAACCTTCGAGATTGCGTCATACGTTTTGGATAGGTCATTCAAGAAAGGGACCCAACCAAATTCATGGTTGAGAAAGTGCGATGCGATAGCGGGCGGCATGACGCCGTCCCCCACCTTTCCACCTAACAACTTGTAAGTTGAGGCGAAACCTTCAGCCGAAGTTTTCAGCTGGTCAGGGAGGTCCTTCAATTCATATAGGGCCCCAGGAACATCGACACGAGACAGGCGCGGGATAAACTTGTCCCACGCCTCGGCACCGAACTGTGAAGCGTCACCTAAAGCGGGATCCGGATTTAACGCCCATGCCTCAGAAAACGGCAGGGGATCCGGTGGGTTACCGAACCAGGTAGGCACGAAGCCACCTGTATACTTAACCCTGAACCGAGGATCAGGCTCTACCTCCTCATTCGTGATGAGGTAAGGCCCACTCGGCTTGTGCCAAGGTGAATAGGTCTCGATGGACCGCATTGGTCCACCGAAATCAGAATTCTCCGCACTGTAATGAACGCCCGTAGCTGAAATACGCCAGACATTACGCCTAGCATACCGCAACGGCGGGTGTGTTTCATCCCACATGCGTTTCCCGTTATACTGCGATGGGTCGTACCAAGGTCTTGGTGTGGAGTAATAAAGATCTACTCCATATCTCCAAGAATTCAAGGATCCGACTAACACCGGAGTATTACTTTTCGGGTCAAGAGATTCCCGATAACGCTTCCGTGACCTATGTAAGATAGGACCCCTATGCGGCTTACGCCTTCTCTTCTTACGAGGAGAGCGCGGCTTGCACGGTACCGGACCTGGAAAGGCCGGACACGGGCACCGCATAAGTACGTAGACATCATTGTATTCCGTACAATGTGTGCCTTTAACGTACTTACGTACTAAGCATCGACAGGTCGTCCTACTTTTACTCACAGTATTTGCATTAGCTCCTTTGCTAGATTTGTGGCAACTGTTGCGCAGTCACCAAAGAC